ATGACAAAGAAAAAAGCATACAAACCCGGTTCCGCCACCATTGCGCAGAACAAGCGCGCCCGTCACGAATACTTCATTGAGGAGGAATTTGAGGCTGGTCTTGCTCTGCAAGGATGGGAAGTCAAATCACTGCGCGCAGGCAAAGCCAACCTCAGCGACAGCTATGTCACCTTCATGAACGGTGAAGCATACCTGTTTGGCGCAACGATCACGCCGCTGAATGTGGCGTCATCACACGTTGTGTGCGATCCCATCCGTACACGTAAACTCCTGCTCAACAAACGCGAGCTAGAGTCGCTGTTTGGCCGCGTCAGCCGTGATGGTTACACGGTCGTCGCGCTGTCCATGTATTGGAAAAATGCCTGGAGCAAAGTCAAAATCGGCGTGGCAAAAGGTAAAAAAGATCACGACAAGCGTGATGACATTAAAGAACGTGAATGGAAGTTAGACAAAGCCCGTATCATGAAGAACGCCAATCGCTAAGCCACTGGCTTAACAACAGTAAGTTCTGGTATACTGGCGACAGTTTCTTGGGGGCTGATTCTGGATTCGACGGGATTTGCAAAGCCCAAGGTGCATGCCGAGGGGCGGTTTGCCTCGTAAAAAGCCGCAAAAAAATAGTCGCAAACGACGAAAACTACGCTTTAGCAGCTTAATAACCTGCTTTGAGCCCTCTCTCCCTAGCCTCCGCTCTTAGGACGGGGATCAAGAGAGGTCAAACCCAAAAGAGATCGTGTGGATGCCTTGCCTGGGGTTGAAGCACTAAATCTAATCAGGCTAGTTTGTTAGTGGCGTGTCTGTCCGCAGCTGGCAAGCGAATGTAAAGACTGACTAAGCATGTAGTACCGACGGTAGAGTGGTTCCGGACGGGGGTTCAAATCCCCCCAGCTCCACCAATTTAGATTCCGGTTATTACCAGATAAGGCCGGAAAAGCCATAAAAACCCGCATTCTCACTGAGTTTGCGGGTTTTTTATTGCCTGTTATCTATCGGGATACCCCGTTTACAGCCGGAAAGTTTAGTTATACGCTTAGTTATACCGTCCCATATAACTACAAAAGCGTATAACTACGATGGCTCGTATAACTACCCCACTGAGCAATACCGAGATCAAAGCTGCCAAACCTGCCGAGAAGGAATACACGCTACAGGATGGGGATGGTTTGTATCTGCTGGTGAAACCAAGCGGTTCTAAAATCTGGCGATTTAATTATTACCATCCCGATACGAAGAAACGTGCATTAATCAGCTTTGGTTCATACCCTGCGGTTTCTTTGGCCGAAGCCCGACAGCGACGCGAGGCGGCAAAGGCACTGATAAGCAAAGGCATCGATCCGCAATTCCACCAGCAACAGCAGCGCGAACAAGAGCAAGCCATCAACCTAAACACGTTCGCCAAAGTTTCCGCAGACTGGTACGAAGTGAAAAAATCTCAACCGCTGGCAGAGAACACCATTAAAGATATCTGGCGCTCGCTGGAAAAACACGTGTTCCCGTTCATCGGAACCCTACCGATCACCCAGCTTACCGCCCGTCACTTCATCACCGCGCTGGAGCCGATACAGGCCAGCGGCAAGCTGGAAACCGTCAAACGGGTAATCCAGCGAATTAACGAGATAATGGATTACGCGGTTAACTCTGGGCTCATTCCTGCTAACCCCGCCGCCAAGATCCGCAAAGCGTTTCAGACACCAGTTAAAACTCATATGCCGACCATCCGGCCAGAGGCATTACCTGACTTGATGAAAACGCTATCGGTCGCCAGTATCGAACTACAAACCCGCTTATTGATTGAATGGCAGCTACTGACCGTTACCCGCCCTGCTGAAGCCGCTGAAACCCGCTGGAGCGAGATAAATCTTACGGAAAGTACCTGGACGATCCCCGCCAGCCGTATGAAGATGCGTCGTGAGCACGTTATTCCTCTCCCCCCGCAGGCGTTAGCCATTCTGGATGCCATGAAGCCCATCAGCGGCCACCGTGAATACCTATTTCCTTCCAGTAAAGACCCTAAGCAGCCGATGAACAGTCAAACCGCTAACGCCGCACTGCGCCGTATGGGTTACAAAGGCGTGCTGGTATCTCATGGCCTACGCGCCATATTCAGTACCGCCGCCAATGAAGAAGGCTTCCCGCCAGATGTGATCGAAGCCGCCCTCGCACACGTAGACATCAACGAAGTACGCCGCGCCTATAACCGCTCCATATATCTGGAACAGCGCAAGGCACTGATGTGCTGGTGGGGTGAGTTTGTGGAAAGCGCTGCTACTGGCAAGACGTTAGCATCTGAAGGGGTGCGCGGTTTACGGGTAGTTGGCGAATAGTGGATAAAATCACAGTAAAAATCACACCTAAGTAGAAAAAATGACGTTATTATGCGCATTCCGGTGATAACCGATAAAAACCGAACAAGCCGCGCCTAGGGTAGCTCCCGAACGCCCGAACCCTACGGGCTGGCGCTGGCTTCTATCACATAGGGCTATGCGAGGGGCGTAGATGACTGATTCGGTATTGAATATTCCAAGACATATTGGGCGATTGAGAATTGTTAGCGCAGATCGCGTGGCACTTGTAATGGCAGGAGTCTCTTTCAAGGCAGAAAGTATCATAGACGCGGAGAATAATAACTACACATTCTGGAATGAAGCCAAAATTTATAAAGAGTCAATTTTACAGGCCATAAAACTAAAAGAAATAACTCCTATTAAAGTACTTGCTCCACTCCCTGCATCATTTAACGGCTCCATGGATGACGAAATGGTTTTAGAACCACATGAGATAAATATTAATACTTATATAACCAATGCTGATTTCCTTGCGTCTGAGATATGGCCATGGGCGAAAAAAGAACTATCCGAAGATTCTTTTTCTGAAAGAGGTCACCAATACCATAAGCAAGAATCAATATCATCAGGAGTCGCCGATAAATCACAAGAATCAATAGACGTTCTGAAAAACAAAATAGCCGAACTGGAAAAGGATATCCAAGATTTAAAGAAATCCCTCCCTTGCCACATTGGCTCATTCTTCGGAGGTGCCGATAAAGATCCTTTATTTCAGGCTATAAGAATAAGAAACACCGAATGGGTAAACTATGATCCTAACAATAGCGATACCAGAGTAAATCAGCAGTCCATAATTACAGACCTGCGAACTAATCATGGATTTGTTGAGGCCACGGCTAAAGCCATTGAGAAAGTCGCTTGCCCCATCGATCGTAATCCGTCTAAAACCGCTTAAAGCCAACCGTGAGGGTACACATCCTCAACCCTCACGGTAAATCGCCATGACCCCAAATGGTGTTGCCCTGATACTAACCGACTGTGCCAACATCCCTACATCGCCGGAATTCACCGGTATTGATGGAGATAGACAAGATGGCACCAGCAGAAAGAAAAATCCTACTGAAAAAAGAAGTTAAGGCGATTCTGCGTCTTAAATCTGATAGCGAATTTCAGGACATGATCAACGCAGGAGAATTCCCCAAAGGCTTCCGTATTGGTATGCGTCGTGTTGGCTGGTTTGAGGATGAAGTTAATACCTGGTTGAATCAACGTATCGAAGAACGCGACCAGATGACGGGGGCGTAATATGTCACAAATAAAAAACGCCCGTGCTATCGGGCGTCAACTTGAACAAATAAAACCTGCTGCGCAACCTAATATTGCTGGTGGACATAATAGCCAGCCAGAGCGGATAAGGCCAGTCCCTAAGAAGCATCGCGCACGGCTTTTCATGTTGCGTTCCGGTGCTGGTGGCTTTACTGAGAATGATATTCTCCGTCATTGCCGCCTTTCTTCTGGCCGAAATTACGCTACCGAATTAGAACGCCTGCTTGATATCCAGTTAGAGCGTATTGACGAGCCAAACACGGACGGTATCGGCAGTCACTATCGTTATCGGTTTGCAAAGCGTGATGATATTTCCCGCGTCATTCGACTGGTAAATACCAATGCCGATATTAACGGCCACCAACCGCTTATCCAGCAAGAAATTAACCACATCCTGAGCCTCTACCCGGATTACGCCGCCAGCTAACGGAGCCTGATAATGGCATCAAAAAACAATGACCTTAACGGTCAGGGATTCGCTCACCCTGAAAACAGCCAGAGCGATATTTTCAAAGCCAGCGAACAGGATATTTCTGTTATCAACTTTGAGGACGTGAAGGTGCGGATCGTGAACATTCATAGTGAGCCTTGGTTTATTGCAAAAGATGTTTGCGACGCACTGGAGGTAGTCAACTCACGGGATGCTTTAACAGCGTTAGACCCTGATGAAAAGAATACTGTAGCTTTAACCTACGGTATTCGAGGCAACCCTAACCACGGGGCTGTTTCCGAGTCCGGCTTCTACAAACTGATTGCCCGCAGTCGGAAAGCCACCACCCCTGGCACGTTCGCCCATCGGTTTAGTAATTGGGTATTCCGTGAGGTTATACCTTCCATTCGTAAAACCGGCTCTTACGGTGTGCCGTGGGCATTCCTGCATGACTTCACGCGCCGTAAGCAATCCTATCTGAAGCAAGCCAGTAAGAAAGGCCGCGATCTGCAAGCCTGCAAACAGCAGAAACGACACTTAAGCACGGAAGAAGAACAATTATGGCGTGAGTATCAACCAGCCTTACCACTGGCGGGAGGTAGCGATCATGATTAATTGCCAATATCCCACCGGTACTACACACACTGAATGCGAAATGCGCCCGCACCGATTAGTCAACGCAATGGTGCGTTCGCTGGCTGGCTATTCTTTTGATTTCTTGCGTTGCCGGTATTTCACTTCACGCTGTAAAGCTGAAACAACGAATTGCCCAGTTGTTTCACCCTCTTCCTTTAGTGCCTCAACCTCTTTAACTACTTCGTGTGGGACACGAGCGGCAATAGTTTGCGACCGGCCATTGACTGCTTTCGTTGCCATATCAGCGTTTCTCCGTTTTAGGTGTTCAACAGTATGGCATGAAAAAAGTGATTGTAAATGCTTGACGTGTTCAACACCTTGCAATAGGCTGGTGTTCAACACCTTATCCACAGGTGTTACACAAATAACGAAGCCCAGCAGTGCGGGAACACTTACTGGGCTTCTCACCACACCGTTATTAGGAGTAACGCTATGGCTGATTCACAGTCTACCCAAACTCACACCAAATTTATATGGCGCTTTCTGGCGCTGGGCATGTCGTCTCGCCGCATTATTCGCATTGTTGCCACTACCGAGCACGAAGCACGGGAAAAATCCCCAGATGGCTGTGTCATGGTTTTCGCTGGTCGCCTGCCCGTTCAGGAGGTGCGCTATGTTCGATAACACCCCGTTAGAACTGGAAGAAATTATCGATCAATGTCGCGCACTGGCCTACGCCGCGGTTAATACCGATGAACCTCAAGCGCGTGAAATTCTGCTGTTTGTCCTGCAAGAACGTATCGATCACCTGTACCGCACCAGCCAGGCAGAACCAGCACAAGCGGAGGTGTCCCATGTTGCGTGACGCTGCGTTGTCTCAGGCTGCGCATCAGGCCGATCAGTTGTGCGTTCTGCTGCTGTTACTGGAACAAACTCATGAGCAATTAAGTGAAGTCGATATGGCGACAGCGTTAGGACTTGCCCGTGATCTATCGGCCAACCCTGCTTTATGGCTGCTGGATGAGCAACAGAAGAAAAACCGATGCTGTGAAGGTGATACCCCTGAAAAGACGGAGGTGTCCCGTGACTAATAACGCGCAAAACGCGGCCGCTAACCCGTTCAAAGGCATGGCGATGAATGCCGAGGATGCGATCAACAATATTGCCGGATTGTTGAATGCGGGCATGTTCCTGATGAATACCGAGCGCCACCGTAGCGTGGGCATTGAGTTAATTGATATCGCCCATGATTACGCCTGTGAGGTTTCTAAAGGGGGTAATCATGCCTAACCAAACGCCAACCATTACCGCCACGCTACAGGTTACCCCTGATTTCACAGGGCGCGTGCTGGTGTACGTGAAGAACGGCAGAGCCACCAGCGACCGCCGACTATTCGATGATGAGCTGGTGGCGGGACTCGATACCTTTCTGGAGCTGGCAATCCGTGCGGGCTATCAGGTGATTTCACCGGACACAGGAGCGGCAGCATGAGCAAGCAGGTTTATGAGATTTGTTGCCAGGTTGAGGAAGCGTTACACCACGTCAAAAAATCGAAAGAGATCCTTGATATGTGGCTGAACCTCATCCCAAACGATGAAGCCCGCGAGGGTGAATCTATCCGCGTTGCTATCGTGATGGATCAGGTCATCGAAGCCATTTCCTGTCTGAATAAGGCGGAAGCTATGGGCAGCAACAAAACAGGAGAGGCGCGATAGTGCGTAATATCGATTTTATCCGCAAGGTATCCGCTGCTGCTGCAGGGCGCTGGCCTGATGTGCTTTCTCAATTGGGGATTGGGGTTCCCCGTCATCCCACAACGCTGACCCCTTGCCCGGCGTGTGGCGGTACCGATCGCTTTCAGTTCGATAATCTGGAGGGGCGTGGGACATGGCATTGCCGCCACTGTGAGCCGGAAGCCGGTGACGGGCTGGCGTTGGTGATGAACGTTCGCCAGTGTGCCGCAATGGAGGCGGCGCAACTGGTGGCGGAGGTGCTAGGTATCGATGCCCGGACATGGGAACAACCCACCCGCCAGAGTGAACCGCCAGCGGAAAATAACGGGCGTTCTCCTTCCGTTGACGAAAAAGCCCAACGCTTTACCCCGCGTCTGGCGAAGCTAACCACGCAGGCACAGCCGGGAGAGTCTGCATATCTGGCCGGAAAAGGGTTAATCGGCTTTTCGTATCCGCTGCTGTCTGATGGCACCCTGCTGCTGACGTTACAGGACGCCAACGGTACCACCACCGCCGCACAGACGATAAAACCCGATGGCAGCAAGCGACTGGTGACCGATTCCGCCAAGCGCGGGGCGTATCACGCGGTTAATGCTCCCGTTCAGCCCGATACGGTGATTATCGCCGAGGGGCTGGCGACGGCGTTAAGCGTTCACCTGATGCGCCATGAAGCGTTGACCATCGCGGCTATCGATGCGGGCAATATGGTGCCAGTGGCAAAGGCGATGCGCACGCAGTATGCCCACGCACAAATCATCCTTGCTGCGGATAACGACATCGTGGCAGGTAAGCCGAACGCGGGGAAAGACTGGGCAGAGAAAGCCGCCCGTGAAGTGAACGGCTGGGTAGCTCTTCCCCCTACCGATGAAAAAGCCGACTGGGATGATTACCGCCAGCAATTCGGATTGGATGCCGCTACACAAGCGTTTGCCGATTCGCTCTATTCGGTATCAGGTGGCGGTAAGCCCGCGCATGGCGACCCGTTAAGGCCGCGTGTCGAGAGCCGTAGCGATGGCGTTTTCTGGCTGACACCAAAAGTAGATAAAGACAGTGGCGAGGTGATCAACAACGAAAGCTGGCTATGCTCCGCGCTGAACGTAGTAGGCATTGGTCGGGATGAAAAAGACCAGTACCTGATACTGCGCTGGCGGGCAATCGGCGCGAACGCGGATACCACGCAGGCTATCCCGCTGGCTGATATCGGTGAGCGTGAAGGCTGGCGCACGCTGAAAAACGGCGGCGTGAACGTCACCACCAAAAACAGCCTGAGGGCGATACTGGCTGACTGGCTCCAGCGCAGCGCGGTGCATGAGGTTTGGCATATCGCCCATGCCACGGGCTGGCAGTGCGGTGCCTACATCATGCCGGACGGTGAAGTTATCGGGAAATCTGACAGGCCGGTACTGTTCAATGGTCGCAGCTCTGCGGCAGCGGGCTACACTGTCAAAGGCACTGCCGAAAGCTGGCGCACCAGCATTGCACGGCTGGTGGACGGTAACTATTCCATGATGACCGGTATAGCGGCGGCGCTGTCCGCTCCCCTGATTGGGTTATCAGGCTCAGATGGATTCGGTATCCATTTCTATGAGCAATCCAGTGCCGGTAAGACCACCGCGGCGAATGTCTCTGCCAGTCTGTACGGCAATCCTGATTTATTGCGTCTGACGTGGTACGGCACCGCGCTAGGGCTGGCGAACGAAGCCGCCGCCCACAATGACGGCCTGATGCCGCTGGATGAAGTCGGGCAAGGCGCTGACCCGGTGAGCGTGGCGCAAGCTGCCTATGCCCTGTTTAACGGCGTGGGCAAGCTACAGGGAGCCAAAGAAGGCGGCAACCGGGATTTAAAACGCTGGCGCACGGTGGCGATCAGTACCGGCGAAATGGATTTGGAAACCTTCATTGCCAGCGTGGGCAGAAAAACCAAAGCCGGCCAACTGGTACGCCTGCTGAATATCCCGTTAAGCAAGGCGATGCGCTTTCATGAGCACAGCAACGGCAAACAGCACGCCGATGCGCTGAAAGATTCCTACCAGCGGCACTACGGCGCAGCCGGGCGCGAATGGATTAAGTACCTTGCCGACCACCAGCAGCAGGCTATCGAGGCCGTGAGAGCCGCAGAAATGCGCTGGCGCGGGCTAATTCCTGCCGACTATGGCGAACAGGTTCACCGCGTGGCCGCACGGTTTGCCGTGATGGAAGCCGCGCTATCGCTGGGCAAGGTTATCACTGGCTGGGATGAGCAAACGAGCCGGGACGCAATACAGCACAGCTTTAATGCCTGGGTACGTGAATTCGGTACCGGCAACAAAGAGCACCAGCAGATTATCGAGCAGTGCGAGGCGTTCCTGAACTCACATGGCTTTAGTCGGTTCGCCCCTTTTCCTTACGACCCTACCAGCCTGCCTATTCGGGATTTGGCCGGATACCGTGACGACAGAGGCAAACACGGCAATGCGCCGATAATTTTCTATACCTTCCCCGCCGCATTTGAGGGAGAGATAGCCAAAGGATTTAACACCAAGCAGTTTGCTGAAATCTTGCGCGGTGCAGGCATGTTGACCCCGCCCACCAGCGGGCGCGGCTATCAGCGTAAATCCCCACGTATCGATGGGCGACAGATAAACGTTTACGTCCTTCAGCATCGCCCGGAAGACGGCCAGCCAGAATAGGATGCTTCACATACGTAGAAAGTGTGTTGGTTCAGTCAGTTCAGTTGGTTCAATGTGTAAAGATGATTGTTATGTAAGGAAAATATTTTCCATGTTGAACCAACACTGAACCAACACTGAACCAACACTGAACCAACAAAAGGGCATTTTGAACCAACAGCGATAAACGGCTGAGGGGAGGAAAACAACCATGACAGCACAAATTTCCGCTTATGGCCGTCTGGTGGTGGACGTACAGAGCCGCACCACCAGCAACGGTAACACCATGAGTTTCACCCGTATGGCGGTACCGTTGCCCTGTCAGAAGGCAGAGAACGGCGAAGCTACTTTCTGGCTGGCGGTGACGGCCTTTGGCAAACAGGCTGACGCGCTGGCGAAACACCAGAAAGGCGACATGATGAGCGTATCTGGCAACCTGCAAATCACACAATGGACAGACGGCCACGGTAACGCACAGACGGGCTATCAGGTAATTGCTGACAGTGTAGTGAGCGCCCGAACGGTACGACCCGGAGGCCGTAAAGGTGCCGCAGGCCAACCCACTGACGCATTGCGCCGCGCACACGAACAGAGCGCACAGGCTGACAGTCGCCATGCACCTGATTTCAGCGATGACGCGCCATTTTGAGGAATACCACGATGACCGAGAACACACGTACCGTATTGCGCCTGAAGCGTGCCACCGTGAACAAGGTGACAGCGCCGGGACATGTCACAGCGTCACCCGCACAGACGACAGAAAAAGCAGGCAATAAGCAGCACCGTAAGAACCGGAAAAAGCTCGAACGGCTGGTTTCGCTCTGGCCGGACGCCTTCAATCTGGAAAATCCCCGCCCGCTGGCTATCGGGATCGATAAAGCGCTGGCGACAGATATTGAACGTCGCCAATTATCCGGCGCGGGTTCGCTGCGCTTTTCACTGGGGCTGTATATCCACCCGTTCTGCCTACATCAAAGCGCTGGCCGCTGGTGGGCAACGCTACGACCTGAATGGCAAGCCTCAGGGGGACGTTACCGCCGAACAGCAGGAGCGTGCCAAAGCACAGCGCAAGCAGAAAACAGCCCTGCGTACTGAGGATGCAAAATGCGCCTGACAGCAGAGCAAAAGGCGGAGATTATCCGCCTTAAAAAACAGGAATTGATTACCGCGGTAACACAGAATTATGTGGATTGAGGCGCATCAGGGAGAATTTTAAGGTAAGAAAATAAACACATAGTTAATGCGCTATATAAACAAATTAGCTTTGCCCTGTTTGGCGTATCCCTTGATTCAAGTGCATATCTGTATTTAGTCTTGCCGTCTTCATCATAAGTCTCTATTTGAAATTCACTCAGCGGAAATGACAAATAAGTTTCAGCTAGACTGCCAACATGATGATAGACACTATCAATTTCACTGTCTTTAATGGCTGTCACTGAGAGTCTATGTGCAAATGAATTTCTTATGTCATTGATTTTTTTAATCGACTTATAAGCACTTTCTGGCAACCCTGTGAGCTGACACATTTTAAGTTTCTGGAAAAATTCCATTTGAAAATCACCAGACTGAGGGGCTTCACGAAAGAGGTTATCATGTCCTGTTATGCCACAGATCCATGCCTCCAGAAACTTCTCGCAAAGCAAATGAATTCGTAAGACAACGCCCAAATCATCCTCGCTATTCGCAATCTTAATCATAGGCAGAGCCATGCCAATGCTTCCATAATAATTTATAAATGATTGAATTTTCAATTTATTTACCCACTCCATATCCAACGAATTAAAGATAAATCGATAATAGCGCCATCAAACGTTAAGTGACATGTCACAGGATAAAAATCACACACTAGTCATCCCGTTTATTGCAACACTGATTGATGTAATTTTAATTTATGCAATAATAATTACTGTATAAATATCATGTATGGAGGGGGATATGGACGCACGCGGAAAGGTGGTACCGATATTACTCAGCAAAGAACAGGTAGGCGCAATTCGTCGTATTCAGGAGCAGGAGCGCGACAAATCACCGCTGGGTGTTGCGCCCACTATCCATGTGATTGCGCGTAGCCTGATGGATAAAGCGTTAAAGGAGACCGAAGTAACACATAGCTGAAGCCATTGATTCGCTGGTGATATTAATGGCCTGAATGTCATGACGGTGATTTCTCACTATGACGTGGATTTATGGCAATGAAAGAAAATACTGAGCTGTACGGCGTTTATGACGCTGACTTTAATCGCCGATTTGATGGTATCACGGTACTGAAAGCATCAATTACCCGCGACGCCAAAATGATGGAGCACCCGCTGGAGGACGGCAGCACCATAACCGACCATCGCATTATTCTGCCTATTGAGATTGAGATAGCGGCACTGATCACCGTGGCGCTATCTAACAGCCTCTATACCGAAATCCGGCAGGCGTTCACAAGCACTGAGCTGTTTTCAATAAACACCCGATCCGGTGTTTATCCCAGCATGGCAATGGCGGCCATGCCGCACGAAGAAGACCCAACGAACGCCGACATGATCCCTATTGTGTTGCGATTCAAGGAAACGATTCTGGTAGAAACGCAGTACCAGGCATTACCGCCGAGAAAAGTTAAGCACCCGCGCGATACCAGCACAGTACATAGGGGGGAGCAAAAACCGGGGAAGAATGAATCGCTCCTGTTATCAGGCGTTTCCACTGTTACAGGTAAGGTTAAAAAAATATTTAAATGGGAAGGTGGTTAAAATGGCAATAAAAATTCCTCTTGAAGAGTTATCAAACCAATCCCTAACGATTCGCTTAGGTGATTGCCGCTACACAATTACGTTAAAAACACTGACCGATGAATTAATGGCTATCAGCATTGCGCGTGATGATGTGTTGCTGATTCAGAATCAACGGGCCATGCCTGATTCATTGGTATTGCCCAGTCATTTAGCTGCCCGGTATGGGAATTTCATGTTTACGACAACCAACGACGAATATCCGTATTACACAGCATTTGGTGCAGGCCATGAGCTTTACTACGTTCCAGCGAGTGAGCTATGAGTGAAATCTATCCGCGCATTATGAGTAAGGCAGAATATGCACGGCATTGCGGTGTAAGCCGTCAAACGGTGTATGACTGGGTGAAAAAAGGTGAGGTGGTTCTTTCTGGCGTGAAGATCGATGTCACAGCGACCGATTCCAAACGTAATGGTGATGGAAGCGCTTATATATCCCCAAAAGCTGTAGAAGAGCCACTTGGTGATGAAACCCAAGAAACAGAACCAAAGTACCAGACCTTCTCGGCTTCAGACCAAGAGGCCGCTGATATTGTGCTGACATTCGATGATATCTACCCGCCTGCATCCACATACGAAGAACTGCAAACACGCATATTAGACGCAGCGGAAGCCCTTAATCTGGAAGTTCGTTTGCTGGAGGTGGACGACGAACATATTCGCGGCATTGAGTTGTATGACGCCAATCAGGATTGTGTTGCCCGTCGCTGCGATTCGCACATTTTTGAACTGGAAGCGCTAACGTTTTTGAGATGGCTTGTTGTGGAAAAGAAGTTAGGCCGGCTAGATATGGTCACGAAAGCAGGACTAGCCGCGTTATCCGAACCTTTCATTACCAATGCAAAGGCTGTTTACGGCGATAGGATGGTCGAATAAATCGCATAAGGAGCGGCCAAGACTTGACGCTTTTGTACTAAGTGTAAAGCCGGGATGTACAAAAGTGTCAGGTTTGCCGTGATAGCGTCAAGTTCCCCCTCAATGTGTAAAGCACCTGATATATAGATTTATATAGGTTATCAGCAGGATGAATCTAACTTAATCAGCCCGTTATCAGGTACGTTCCACATCATTGATGAGCGTCAGACTCCCGACCATTGGCCTGTAAAGTACGCGCAGCCTGATGCTAAGATTTGCTAAGGTTATTCGCCTGATGTATCGGAATGTATCGGCTTTGCTGGTGGATGTGTAAAGCGCGAACATCACTAATCCTTACGTTCGGCCAAAAACGAAACCCGAAGGTTTACATCTGTCATCAAACGAAACGGATACAGTGGACACTTATCAGCTCACTTATGAGGTTTTTTACAATCGAGCCAGTAAACAAAAAAGTTGACAAGGTAATCATTTTTGTTTACTTTACCATTCATTGATTAATTAACCGATTAGGAGGAGCAGTGAAACAGCGCGCATTCGAGCGCTGGTTGGAGTCTCAGGGGGTCGAAATTACTGACGGTGCTAAACACAAGAAGTTGAGACTTAACGGGAAGCGTAGCGTAATGCCACGTCACCCGGGATCCGAGATTAAAGAACAGCTTCGCAAAGCTATTCTCAAACAACTAGGGCTATAAGGAACCTGGCCCCCAGTTGGGGGCTGGAGTTTCACGATAACGCGCAGAGGCACTGATAACATATGCGATATCCTGTAAACCTAAGTAAAGCTGAGGAAGGTGGGTTCGTTGTAGAGTTCCCTGATATACCTGAAGCTCTTACGCAGGGAGAAACCAAAGAAGAGGCTCTTGAAAACGCACTCGACGCTTTGGTGACAGCTTTCGAATTTTACTTCGAGGACGGAGATAGAATTCCTGAGCCTGGTACATCGACAGGAGACTATGTAGAACTACCATTAAGTATTGAAGCTAAGGTATTAATGTTAAACGCCTTTGTTGAATCAAAAATGAGCCAAACTGACTTGGCGGCAAGGATGAATGTGAAAAAACAGGAAGTTACAAGGTTGTTCGATCTTAGGCATTCAACCAAAATTGATACTATACAAAAGGCTGTCAATTCATTAGGACATAGAATGGAGTTAAAATATGCTTAATATTCATGAATTTAGATTTAATATAATTAGATGTAGATAGACCTTCCGTATAGGTAGGTAATACTAAGCCCACATGTACATCATGTGGGCTTTTTTATGCGTGGGAATTTAAAGCCACTGAGAGGAACGCAACAATAGAGAGGGGTTAAGTGTCCAAGCCTTTTACCGCTACTGGTTCTGCATTGCGCCAGTATTTGACTGAAAGAGATAAGAAGCTAAGCGGGACACTTGCATGTTCACCTCTTTTCCATATAGCGCAGTATCACATTAAACGATTTCTGAGCAGCTCTGACGCGTAGTGCCATTTCCCGATCCTTAAGGACAATAGCAATAAGTGCCGCCGATATCTCACGTAATAATATCGACATCAGATAGCTCTCTTCATCACCTTCTATACGCCCCCTTCTTTCAGTTGGCAAGGCTGCAATGATAGCCGGCCTCAGGGCTTCTGATTTAGCTTGTGACGCGCGGGAGCTAGAGCGAAGCCAGCGGAATATCTGCTGTCGATTGTTGTAGATAGCCTTACAATCAGCAACACCGTTGCTTTCTATCCGTCTCAGACGAATAGAGTCATTACCACCTAACAGGAAGAATTGCTTCGTTATCTCGATCGCTACATGTTCCTGTCCATCTTTCACTGCCCAATTTTCAACTTCAGCCTTTAAGCGCTCCATAGTGTATCTCCCAGTCAATTGATTTGGCTTAATCAGATTTCAATTGCCTTTGACTGTTTCAATAACCAAGCGACACAAGAAAATGGTCAATAGATATGTCCAGCATTACCCCGCTTTGGACATTAGCCAGAAGTACCAGCACAGGAGGATGAAGTGGAAGAACGCGATCCAAGCATGACGTTAATTACCGATGAAGACATGATAGAAATTACTGGGGCTCACTACGCAAGCGTGCAATGCCAAATACTGAGGGAAAATGGGATACCTTTCGTCAAACGCAGGGATGGACGCCCACGCACCACCTGGTACAACTTCAACCATCCTCTTAGCACCCGTAACAAGCAGCCAGAATCAGAGCCAGACATAGAGCCTAATTTTGCTGCTTTGGATCTCCCTTCTCCAAAGAGAAGAAAGAAATTAGCATGATGTTGGTTCAAGCAGGGGTTAGTGTTGGTTCAAAACGTCCCTGCGTTGGTTCAGTTTTTGAGAAAATGACTAATGAAAACAATCATCTTTACAAATTGAACCAACTGAACCGACTGAACTAACATCCTTTTGCTTATATATGCGTTTTTAGTGGCATGAGTTATCGATCAAGTAAGCGGCGCAAAAATGCCATATCCAATTTTTTCTATGCTCAAAAGTAACAGTTGGCTGATTCTGTTAGGGCTGACTAAACGATGAAAAATCGTACTCACCACCATCATTTTTCAGAGTGACTTTTCGTTTTAGTTATACGTTTAGTTATACGAAAAAAAATCTCATCAATAAAAAATAAATTAAAACAATACATTATACATTTAGTTCAATTTCCCCCAGCGCATGGCACAAGCCCTGCGGGCTTTTTTGTGTCTGTAATTATCCGAGAGCATACGACTAGGCACGATGATTATTGGCATACGTTTAGGTATATGCATGCAAGACATGCAGACTAACCCTTAGCTGAAACACGAATCAGACGACGACTGGCTACTCAGATGCGATACAGTAAATCGACTCTATCCGGTTTTGTTGCGTCAAACTAACACATCAATACGACATCAACGATGAGATGCCTCTAATCGTATAACCATTTCCCTGCTTTAGCTGACTCAATAATCATCTCGACGGTGAGGGGTTTTAACACTTTCGATAGTGGTTTCTTTTGCCAGATGGGATACTCATATTAAAAATAATTTCTTCCCTCAAAATTTGAATAATCAATATTAAAATACCCGAATACATCGAGAAGAAAATCGTGAGCATCTTCTGGCAAAAAAAGGGGAATCATCCTGTAACATCCAGTATTTAGTGACTTGTCTAATACCGGATTTAAACCAATATTTCCTAATAGGGTAACGTTCCATAAAATATTGAATAACCTAATTTTCGATATCTCTTTTGCTCATCAGAAATACGTCCATTCAATGCGGTCTTCTGGCCTAGCGATCAGGTTATACTGTCTACGAGTATCCCTTGCTACCCATTGCATTATAGCTATCAATTGGGCGTAGCCTATCCATGGAATATAACGACCAATAAAAGAGTCAATCTTATTCGTAGGGCTCATCTTCAATAATGGTCGTTTATAACGAACCGAATGACATTCGGTTCGTTATTTCAGTTGGTCAATCCTGCCATTTTTCAATAATAACGTTCACTGTGCCGGAATTATCTACACGCTGCCAATCCTGAAGGTACAAATCAAATCCCCCTGTTTGCGGAAATGCATGAATGATCGCAGAAGCCTGTAAGCCATCATCATTCAAACCGTAATAGCTTACAGCCGCAGTCTTGTCAGCAGTGCTGGTGCGATCATATACCATCAATGCAGCCGACTTTGAGCGTGTATTTCCAGCCTGCCCCGTAGCATAATCGATACCGACAGAAGTTGGATCAATGCGAAAACGATAGACACCCGATGCCACCACGGTTTCGTTGTAAACACTTCCGCCAGGGATAGTATTGTTATATCCATCCAACGTCACAGTCTTATAAGGTTTCCAATCAGCCATCGCAGAACAAGATACCATCAACGAAGCTGTGACCATCAAAACCTTCACCTTGTTTCTCATCATTCAATATCCTTCTGAATAAATTAAATACCCTCTATATTGTCGTGGTAACCGCCTACAACAACAAGAGGTTGAATATAATTATTTATTTTATTAATCAGTAGTATATAGTTCAATAAACCATAAAAAAGCCATGCTGATTCTTTACGTTGTGAAGTCATGTAAAATATCAACAAAACAAGCTGTTGATACAAGGTCAT